CCTTAAACGGCACCTGCTTTCCATCAATATCTATCTTTTTTATCAGGCTCATGATACAACCTCCTTTGAACTGCTCTTACCTGTACTCTGTACGGACTGTGCCTGAACCGCAGCAGATGGCATATATACGGATTTGTACCAGTTATTGTATGCCGTATCCGTTGTGCTGTCAGAGGTTCTTGCTTTTACATAACCTCCATCAAGCGGTGATGCCGTAATGGACAGGCTTTCCGTTTTTACCTCGATTTCATCCTCTTTAGTGGATGATTCGATGGTCGGTCTAGCCGCCGTGCAGTTATACAGTACATGACGGATTTTCTTTACATCCCCGTCAAACTCAAATAGCAGTGCAAATGCACTTGTTTCAACGGTTGCATCCTCGACAAGAACATTGTTCTGGTCTAAGGATTCCTTCAGGACATCGGTGCGGAAAGACTCCGGCACCAGTGCAAGTTCCAGATCTCCCTCATAACCCTGATTGTTATTGATCGTGTAATATGCATACCCGTCCGCATAGAACACGCTCGGTTCTCCGTTTGGATCAAGGGACAGCGACACCGCCCCCGGCATTGCAACGGGTGTCCCGAATGTGACCTCTCCTGATTCACTTTTCTGCAGAAGCGCATAATGCACATTGCAGATATTAAATTTGACTTTGTTCTTTTTTCCAGCCATCTTCTATACCTCCATCTCATAAAGCACTTCATACAGATTTTCTTCTTCAATCCATACTTCGCTTTTGTCATAAAAAATGCCGTACCCGTCAAGTACGGTTTCAACCTTTAGTTCCAACTGTGTATCTTTTACATCCGTATAAATCTCAATATTCAGCTTATTGACCTTAAAATACACTCTCCCGTCAGCAGAAAAGTTGCTGCTGTTCGGATACAGAAAAACTGCAAATGGCGGTTTGGGTGCTTCTCCCTCCACGAAATGGTCGTATGCATACGGGAGTTCCATTTTGTCCATCATTTCCATTACTTCTTCATGTGTCACTTGGAAAGCCCCCTCTCAATCCTCTGCAGCAGTTCTTTTTCCCCGTTCTTTTCAGCCGGAGCAATGTGTTCCTTTTCTGCCACCCTGCCTCCGCCACGCTTTGCATGGCCGTGTTCAAGAAGATGTGCGATTTGGTATCTGTCTTTGGAATACACGGTAACCGTCAGGGAATTGCTTGTTTCTGCGGTTTTCTTTGTCCGCCAGCTTTTCTTGTAACGCCCTGTCCTTTTCGGGGCATTGGTCTGAATATCCTTTTTTACGGTTTTTGCCGATGCATTTACGGCATCCTTTACCGTATCCGTTGTAAGGGACGCATACTCCTTAAGTCCGTCCATTACTGCATCCGCAAGTCCGTCAATCGAAGTTGTCCTTCCTGCCATCTTCTCACCTCTTTACCTCGGCAGCCCTTATTTTTAAGGTCTTATTTTTGTACTGTACATTATCAACAAAGGAAATATTATATATTTTCCCACGGAATATAATCCGGTAATGCTCGCTGTCAAGGTCTTTCACCTCACTGCAGTACCTGACTACAAAATTCAGTTCCGTCTGGGCATTGACTTGCGATGCCTCCCAGTATTCTTTCCCCGACAGATTGTTTGCATAGGCAGCACAGGAATAGAAATCAGCCCATGTTAAGATATGGTTTCCATTCCTGTCGTTGTCTGCCATGCTTTTTTGTATCGTGATGCGCTCACGCATGAGTTCTATCATCAGAAAGCCTCCTTCCTGACGGACGACAAAAGATATTTCACGGTTTCCGTCATTGCCTTATGGTCAGCTTCTTCCCGGTGTTCATACAGATACGCAGTCACATATAGTTCCGCAGTCCTCACGATTGTTTCTGACTGCTTCAGTTCATCTGCATTCATTCTGCTTATATCCGTGATAAGGCTGTCGGCAGCAGACACCAGACCGAGGATGAAATCATCCTCGTCTGATGAATCGACACGCAGATACCCTTTTGCTTCCTCAAGCGTGATAAACATCTATGCCACCTACTTTCCGGCAGCCTTGATATCAAGTGTCTTAACTGCCTCTGAAAGGATCAGTTTTCCATCCACCCTCTCGGATGCAAGGAATCCGACCTGTCCGGTTGTAGCGTAAAGTTCATTGAGTCTCTTGAAACTTCTGCCCTGACGATCCGCAATCCAATAGTAACTGTAGTCGCCAAATGCCATGACCCTCTTACCTGCTGCAAGTTCCGGTACATAGATGGATGTGCGGTACGGACGGTTTAAGATTCTGTCCGGCTCCCCGTCCCTTACGGATGGCTGCCAGATATAGTTGCCGTTGCTGTCTTTCAACTTTCTGATTGCCTTTACGGTGGAATCGTTTAAGAGCCATACTGCCTTGTTACGGTAAGGAGCACGAAGCGAATAATACAGATCCATGACATCATCAAATGTAATGGTTGTACTTGCAGCGGTAACACCCGTCTCTGCTCCGCCCGTGGTATGAAAGATTCCTGTCGGTTTTCCGGTGCCGTCCCCGATAAAGAATGCCTCTTCTTCCTTTGTACCGATTCTTCTTCCGAATTCCTTAGAAATGTACTGTTCAATATTGAACACGCTGTCATTTAAAAGTTCATCGGATACCTTGATCATGGTAGCCAGCTTGTAAGCACTGATGGAAGTCTGTCCGAAGCTGTCATCAGATTCTGGGAACTGACCGCCTTCATCAATCCATGCTGCTTCTCCCTTGCTGGTTACGATAGGAATCTTACGGTCTCCGCTGGAAGTCTTGATTACGGTGGCAAGGCTTCTGAAGAATACTTCATCTTCCAGAGATTCCACCAGTTTCTTCTCATATTCATCCGGCACGAGATATCCGCCCTCTGAATCAGAACCGATGGAAAGTGCATTCTGTACCTCATAGGACATTCTGTTGCGCATATTGTTCCAGAATGCTTTTTTGTACTCATCGGTTGCCCTTCCGGTCTTGGTCTCTCCATTCGTACTGCCGTTTGGCTTATTGGTAATCGGAGTGCTTGTTGCCTTTGCAAGTTCTGCATCAATCGAAGCCTGTCTTTCCAGTCTTTCGATTTCCTTACCGAGATTTACCACATCGGCTTCCATCTTGTCATAAGTGGCTGCATCCTCTGCGGATACAAATCCCTCATCCGTTCTCTTGGCATCAAGAAACGCTTTTGCAGCTTCCCATGCCTTTGCTCTCTTTTCTCTTAATTCCAATACTTTACTCATTGTTCAAATCCTCCTTAATGTGTCAAGAGACTCAGTCTCTTTTCTAATTGGTTTACGGGTATCATGTTTTCCTGTCCTTTTACCTTTGACAGGAACGAATCATTCATGGCTTTGGTGGAAAACATCATGGAATCCTGCTGGAACGGGATGGTTTTGGATTTCTTCTTTTCATCCTCTTCCTTATCCGGCTCATCTCCGCTGCCTTCTTCATCCTCTTTGGGGTTATCCTCCTCTTCCGGCGGTTTCTTCTTTTCTTCCCCAGAATCAAAAAGCATCGAATCCGCAAAGCCGAGTTCCACCGCTTTTTTTGCATTGAACCAAGTCACCTCATCCATCATGCGTGACAGTTTTGCACGGGTAAGTCCGGTCTTTGACTGATAGGCATTTAAAATAGACTCCTTGACCTCGTTCAGCATTGCGATTGCCTTCTGCATATCCTTCGCTTCGCCCATCGCTATGGTCGCAGGATTGTGGATCATCATCATTGCCACCGGAGATACACAGACCGTGTCCCCGGCCATTGCAATCACGGAGGCTGCCGATGCAGCAATGCCGTCAATCTTTACCGTGACGCTTCCCTTGTAATCACGGAGCATATTGTAGATTTGTGCTGCCGCGAACACATCACCGCCCGGTGAATTGATCCATACCGTAATGTTTCCGCTTCCGGCATTTAATTCATCCTTGAATAACTGTGGTGTCACCTCATCCCCATACCATGTTTCATCCGAGATTTCCCCACTTAAAAAGAGCGTCCTTTCAAGGTCAGGCACGCTCTCATCTTCATTCCGTATCCAGTTCCAAAATTTCCGCTTCATCTTTTACCTCTCTTTCGCTTATTTTCCTGTTCCGGCAGTTGTTCTGATTCATCAGGCTGCTCCTTTGTCTGTGTTTCAGTTTTTGCAAATGCTCCGGCATCCGCAAGTTTTGTCATTGCTCCATTTATCAAATAAAGGTTGCCTCCCTCCTCGTCCGGTATTGGATTCATATTTTCCATTTCACGGATATCGTTTGCCGAGAACCATCCGTTCTGTCTGCCGACCGCATAACCGTTCATCCTTGACTGATAGTCCCCCCTCAACAGACCGTCCACATTCATCTTGACAAAATATCTGCTCTTTTCGTCCGGCAGCAGTAATGCCTTCTGCAGTGACTGCTCCCAGCGGATCACCCACGGGTCGAGTGTGTATTTTACAAACTCAAGTGACTGCTGTTCAATATTGGAGAAACTTGACTTTTCAAGATCTCCGACCATGTGTGGCGGTATTCTGTAAAGCCTTGCTATCTCATTAATCTGGAATTTTCTCGTCTCAAGGAACTGTGCTTCTTCCGGCGGTATCCCTATCTGCTGGTATTTCATTCCTTCTTCCAGCACGGCTATCTTGTGGGCATTATTCACGCCCATGTACACAGAGTTCCAAGACTCCCTGACTTTTGACGGGTCTTTTAATACACCGGGATGTTCCAGCACACCGCCGGGATTCGCACCATTGGCAAAGAAACTCGCCCCATACTCCTCACAGGCAAGCGTCATTCCCACGGCATTTTTCGCCATTGCAATCGGGGAATAACCGATCAGTCCGTCAAATCCAAGTCCCGGAATATGAAGCACATCGTCTGCTTTCAGGACAATATCCCCATACTGCTTAAAAGTAGGATTCTCGTCACTGTTTCTGGAATACACATAATAGATGTTCCCACGGTCATCCCTCTGCACATCCATCTTGTCAGGAAGTAACGGATACAGCCCAAGCACCCTTCCGGCTCCGTCCCTTATGATCTGCGCATAGGCATTCCCCCATATTAAAAGATGACTCATCAGTGTTTCACGGAACACGAATGAAGTCATCTCGGGGTTTGGTTCATCATGGAGCAGAAAATATAAGGGATGCTCATGCACCAGTTTCTTTCCACCATCATCTTGATATTCATAAATGTGAAGCGGTAACGATGCGATTGCTTCTGCAAGGATTCGCACACACGCATACACTGCCGTAGTCTGCATGGCAGTTCTTTCATTGACAGGCTTTCCGCTTGTCGTTCTTCCAAACAGGAAAGAATATCCGGCATCTGCAGCCTTATCCTGCGGTTTATCCCTTGCCTGTCCAAAACCAAATAAACTCTTTATTCCCATTGCCTTAACCTCCCATTTCTGATATGATTCACTTATGACACTCGGAGTGATTCAGAATAATTTATT